AAGGATTTACAGTAAAAGCTACTGCTCCTAAAACAAAGAAAGTCGAGGACGATTTTGATTTAGCAGCGGCAAAAGAATTAGCAAAAGGAAAAGCATTTGTTTTCTGTCTGCCTGGTAGAGGAGTATCATATATCTTCTTAAAGGCATTCGTTCAACTCTGCTTTGATCTTGTGCAAAACGGATCTAGCATCCAAATCTCCCAAGACTATTCTTCAATGGTCAACTTTGCACGTTGTAAGTGCTTGGGCGCAAATGTTTTACGAGGCCCAGATCAGATTCCTTGGGATGGTAAACTAAAATATGATTACCAAGTATGGATTGACTCTGATATCGTTTTCGATACTGAGAAGTTCTATCGTCTAGTATGGATGCAAAAGGATATTGCAGCTGGTTGGTATTGCACAGAAGATGGAAAGACAACTTCGGTTGCACATTGGTTAGAAGAAGAAGACTTTGCTAAGAATGGTGGAGTTATGAATCATGAAACCATTGAGTCTATCTCCCGTCGTAGAAAGCCTTTCACAGTTGACTACACAGGTTTTGGTTGGCTACTCATTAAACATGGAGTCTTTGAAAATGAGGAGATGAAGTATCCTTGGTTTGCTCCTAAGATGCAAGTCTTTGATTCTGGAGAAGTCCAAGATATGTGCGGAGAAGACGTTTCTTTCTGTCTCGATGCGAAAGAAGCAGGATTTGAGATCTGGTGTGATCCAAAGATCCGTGTTGGTCATGAGAAAACTCGCATAATCTAATTATGATGAATAACTATTCATATGGTTCTACAAACCGTTTATACAAGGTTATGGAGTTGGGCACTAATGGTTGGGGGATCCCTGATGAAAAAAGGGATCAACACCTAACCAAGGAACAGGCCGAAGAGAGATTACAGTTTCATATTAGTGAAGGTGTATCTCCTCAACGTCTTAGAGCGTCCCCAGAGTAAAATTTCGGCGTAAAAACAGCGGCGCGTACACCTCAAAATTATAAATAGAGGTACGATCAAGTAAAATGGAGTAGTAATGGCAGATTCAGATCCAACAAAAGCACCCCTTAACGTAAACACCGTTGGTGGTGGAAGTGGAAAGACCGTAGGACAGTACGATGTAAGTGCCCAAGCACGGAAAAAGAGTGCCGCAATCAACAATACTGCACAATCTCCACTAGCTGCAGGTTAGAAAAAACTAAAATCAAGGAAATGCCTTTAGGTTACTTAACCTAGAGGTGTTTTTTTGTCGCTAAATAGAATATGATATACCTTTGTTACGAAAATGCATAACGATCATATCAAAATTGACTATCTTAGCTCTAATAAATTGGATTTAATCGATCAACCCGAAGAATCCGATGATTTGTTGCGTGAAGTTGTAGGAGATTACCTCCAAGACACTAAAAGAAAGCAAAAATTGAATGAAGAGTCAACCTAATGCCAAAAGTTGACCAAACGTTAAGAAGTAGTCAGGCTTTTAAAGATATTAGTCTCTCATTTGTCCGCCATCCTGTGACGGATGACATTGGTGTCTTCACAAATGAAGCTGCAATTAAGAGATCAGTAACAAATTTAGTCAGAACAAGGGTCAGTGAGCGTTTCTATAACCCATTAATAGGGAGTACACTTGAAGATTCACTATTTGAGAACCAAGATCCAGACACGGCTATAGTTCTTGAAGATGATATTTCAATTCTACTCGAAAACTTTGAACCTAGAATTGCTAATCCAGATATATCTGTGATATATCCATTGGATACTAATGAATTAACAGTAACCATATCATATGATATTGTCGGGTTGGCGTTTCCCAGACAAAATATAGAATTTATTCTTCAATCAACTAGAATATAATGTCTTTTAACCAGTTTACCAACCTAGACTTTGCTGATCTAAGGGCCCAAATCAAGGATTACCTTCGTGTAAACAGCGATTTCTCTGATTTTGACTTTGAGGGATCTAACTTTTCAACGTTGATTGACCTTTTAGCGTATAACTCATACATTACTGCCTACAACACTAACATGGCAGTTAATGAATGCTTCCTTGATAGTGCGACATTACGAGAAAATGTAGTATCACTAGCAAGAAATATTGGTTATGTACCAAGATCATCCCGATCTGCACAAGCTGTGGTGAATTTTAGTGTAGACTTGGGTACAAATGACACCAAAATATTAACTTTAAAGGCAGGACAAGTTTCATTAGGTACTCAACAAGGAAGTTCTTACATATTTTCCATTCCAGATGACTTTGTTGCTACAACTGGTGAAAATAATATTGCAAATTTCGAGAATTTAACGATTTATGAGGGAGTTTACCTTACAAAGAACTTCCAAATCGATTATTCTCAACCAAATCAACGATTTATTCTTCCAAATGCGAATGTTGACACTACTTCTATTCGTGTTACTGTCAAATCGACAACAAATGAGATTTATGAGCTCTATGACAACATTTTAAGAGTTGATGCTACATCTAAACTATTCCTAATTCAAGAAATTGAGGATGAGCACTATGAAATCCTCTTTGGAGACGGAATTATTGGTAAAAAACCTCCTGCTGGAGCAGTTATCTCAGTATCCTACATCGTAACAAACGGTGCTTTGGGAAATAACGCTAGAAACTTCTCATTTGTGGGTATTTTGAAGGATGATACCAATACAACAATTTCTGGCGGTATTTCACTCCTAACAACAACTCAAAAATCGGAACAAGGCGATAATATTGAGTCTGTAAGTACAATTAAGTATCTTGCACCTCGTATATACTCCTCACAATACCGTGCCGTGACCGCCAATGACTATGCGGGGATAATTCCGTTCGTATATCCAAACGTTGAGTCTGTGACGGCCTACGGCGGAGAAGAACTCGATCCTCCTGAGTATGGTAAGGTCTTTATCTCGGTAAAACCCAAAAATGGTTCATTCTTATCGCAAATCACGAAAGATGACATTTCTAGACAATTAAAACAATATTCTATTGCTGGAATTAAACCAGAAATTATTGATCTCAAGTATCTCTTCGTTGAAGTCGATACTTCCGTTTATTATAATACCAACGCAACGTCAGATGCTACAGAATTACTTACAGCTGTAACTAAGACATTAACGACGTATTCTTCATCATCAGATATTAATGATTTTGGTGGTAGATTCAAATACAGTAAAGTTGTTGGATTAATAGATGATTCTGCAAGAGGTGTTACGTCTAATATTACAAAGGTCAAGATGAGGAGGGATATAACCCCCGAACTCAATACTTTCGCAACTTATGAACTTTGCTACGGAAATGGTTTCTATATGCAATGTGGCGGATATGGAGTGCGTTCAACAGGGTTTACGGTAAGTGGTATTGATGGAACTCTATATCTTGGTGATGTTCCTACCACTGGAACGACTGTAGGAAAACTTGTATTCTTCAAACTCGTTAATAATGTTCCTCTAATTGTCAAAAATGATGCAGGAACTGTTGATTATACTCATGGCGAACTTATTTTGGATGTGGTAAATATAACAGGTACTTCATTAGCGAACGGGGTTATTGAAATTGAAACTATTCCCGAATCTAATGACGTTATTGCCTTAAAGGATTTGTATTTACAATTGGATGTTGGAAACAGTTCAGTTAGTGCCTTACCAGACGTTATCTCTTCTGGTGAAAATACATCTGCTACATCATACGTCAAAACCTCTAGTTATGCTAGCGAATCAATCTATACAAGATAAATGACGGATATTAAAAGAGTTAAAGTCTCTCATGTCATAGAATCTCAGATTCCTGAATTTCTAACTCAGGAGTCACCTCTATTTGGGGCTTTTCTAAATCAATATTACGAATCACAAGAACATCAATCTGGTGTAGCGGATTTAGCTAACAATCTGCCAGAGTATAGAAAGATTGGAGCTTTTAATAATCAAACGTTAATACCAGCAACAATTTTAAGTCAAGGGTGTTTTGCTGGTGATACTCAAGTAGTAGTTACCTCTACTATGGGTTGGCCAGATACTTATGGTCTATTGAAGATTGATAATGAGATTATTACATATACATCAAAAACTGATACTACGTTTGATGGATGTGCAAGAGGATTTAGTGGAATAGATCAGATATCGAAAGAAGATGCTGCAGAGTTTTTGAATTTTGCACAAACAGATGCTGCATCACATGTAACAGGTTCTGTAGTAACTAATTTAAGTAATCTCTTCTTACAGAGTTTCTTTACTAAGTTTAAGACAGAATTTCTTCCAGGCTTTGAGAATAGATCGTTTATATCTGGAACATCAGTCACTAATGTCCTAACAAGGGCAAAAGACTTCTATATGTC